CTAATGCTGGTATCCCTGAAGTAGACATCCAGATGAAATCAGTTGCGATTACTGCAAAGACTCGTAAACTGAAAGCTATCTGGACCCCTGAGCTTGCTCAAGATCTTAACGCATACCACGCTGTGGATGCAGAAGCAGAATTGACATCTATGTTGTCTGAGTACGTATCAATGGAAATTGATATGGAAATAGTTGACATGTTGAAACAAAATGCTTCAGCTAAGACTGAGTACTGGAGTGCAAAAGTAGGCTTCGAATATGATGCCGCTACTAATGCATTCACAGAAGAGTCAGGCGATTCAAATGCCTATACTAAAGGTGACTGGTATCAGACCCTTGGTCATAAATGCCAATCAGTATCTAATGCAATTCATAAGAAAACCCTTCGCGGTGGTGCAAACTTTATGGTCGTAAGTCCTGAAGTTGCTACTATCCTTGAAGTAATTCCTGGATTCGCAGTAGATTCCGATGGTGATCCAACCAAATCTTACGCAATGGGCGTTCAAAAGATTGGTTCACTTGCCAACCGTTTTAACGTGTACAAGAACCCTTACCTACAAGATGATCAAATTCTTATGGGATTCAGGGGTGCTCAGTTCTTAGAAACTGGCGCTGTATATGCACCTTACGTGCCTATGATCTTGACACCGGTTGTCTATGATCCAACCAACTTCACACCTCGTAGAGGCGTGATGACTCGCTATGCTAAGAAAATGGTTAGACCAGAGTTCTATGGCTTAGTAAACGTCGCAAATTCAGACAAAGTTTAATAACTAGTCTTATTTGTTTAAAGAAAAGGGCCCAGAAATGGGCCCTTTTTTTATTTCGTTATACTATTATAATTTCTTTGATATTTATAAATAGAAATATTTCTATATGGAGAATAAAATATGGCTGTACCAATATGGCAAGGAAGCAGTTCATTTTCATCAGGTGACACTCCCTACGGGTTTTATGATGCTGATACATCATTTATATCATCAGTAGATAAATTTGCAGATTGGTCTGCAAGGAGGTTGGGTTATCCTATAGTTGATGTTGAAATGCAATCTGGGTCCTTTTATGCATGCTTTGAAGAAGCAATTACTGAATATAGCGCTCAAGTTAATCAGTTTAATATAAGAGATAATTTATTACACTTGCAAGGTCAATCAACCGGTTCAAATTTATCTGGTAAAAAAGTAACACCGACACTTGGAAGAACAATATTTTTAAGTCAACAATACGGAACTGAGGCTGGAGCTGGTGGTTTTGTTGACTGGAAGAAAGGGAGCATAAGTGTTTCTAGCGGAAGTCAAGAATATGATTTAAACACATTATATAGTGAAGCATCAGAATCAGGTGCTGCTATGGAAATTAAAAAAGTATATCATGATGCAACACCTGCAGTTAACAAATATTATGATCCTTATGCAACTACAGGATTTAATACTGCTAATTTTCTTCAATCCTTTGGCTTTGGTGACTATTCCCCCGGCGTGTCTTTTACATTGATGCCTGTTTTTGAAGATTTATTACGAATTCAATCTATAGAGTTTAATGATATGGTGAGAAAATCTCAATATTCATTCAGTCTTATAAATAATAAATTAAAATTATTTCCCAAGCCAACGTCAAATTATAAATTATATTTTGATTATATTCTTACAGAAGAAAGAAATAATACGTTGGTAACAGGAAGCGGGGAACCAGAAAATGTAATTTCAGATTATTCTAATGCACCCTATAACAATATGGAATATCAGTTTATAAATGATGTTGGAAAACAATGGATTAGAAAATATGGTTTAGTATTATGTAAAGAACTTTTAGGAAATATTAGAAGTAAATTTGGTTCAATACCTATACCAGGCTCTGAATTTACATTGGATGGTGAGACACTTAGATCAGAGGCAGCATCAGATAAAGAATTATTAATTTCAGAACTAAGAGAAACACTAGAACAAACTAGTAGACGTGTGCTAATGGAGACAGATAGTGAAGAAAGTATGCGCCTACAAGAAAAACTTAACAAAGTACCACTTAATATTTATGTAGGATAACCTAATGGCAGGAAGATTTATAAGATCAAGAGATTTAGATTTCTTTGATACAATTAATAAAGAGCTTTTAGGCGACCCTGTAAATAATAAGGCAGGCGTTATAGATCAAGAAGTCGTAATTTATAAGGTCTCTGTTTATGAAACAGAAACTAATTTTTATGGTGAGGCATCTGAAGGAAGAACATATCAAAATGGTATTAAATTATCATGTCTTATAGAGGCAGAAGATTTTGATTTTGAAACATCAGAGTTTGGACCCGACGCAAATCAAAATGCAACATTTTCATTTCTTAGACAGTCATTAATAGACGCTGGAAACTTTGTTCCTGATTTGGGTGATGTAATAGATTGGAATTATTCATATTGGGAGATTAATTCAATTAATGAAAATCAATTAGTAGGTGGGCAAGCAGACCAGAATCATTCTGTTGTCGTAACAGGTTTCTTATCAGAACAATCTAGAGTCAATATTCAAAGAATAAGGGGTTAATCATGGCAAAGATTATCCCTGCAAATATTCAAACAAACGCAGATAAAATCAATAGAGGCTATGAGCAATCTAGATCCAATGATAAAACTAAAAATATCTCAATTGGTCTTTTAGAAATTGATTCTGCATTATTTTACTATTTTGATAATATAATAAAACCAACCATTAAAGAAGCCGGGGAACAAGTTAAGGTTCCCATAATATATGCGAATTCAGAAAGATGGAAGTCAATTAGAAAAGATGGTTGGATTAGGGACGTAAAAAGAAAAATTATCTCACCAGCAATAGCATTTAGAAGAACTAGCTTTGCTAAAGATCCTAGCATGCCTGTTGATAAATTAGACCCATCCAATCCAAAGCTTCATCAAACATTTGAATCTCGATATACAAGTGAAAATCGTTATGATAATTTTTCTGCAACAAGAGGCATTAAGCCTGCAAAGGAATTACATAGTATTGCTGTTCCTGATTATATAACATTAAGTTATGATTTTACTATATGGACGTCATTTACTGATCAGCAGAATTCTATAGTAGAAAAGGTAAACTGGTCAGAAGGATCATATTGGGGTGAACCAGGAAAATTTAGATTTATGGCCACAATAGATAGCTTTGAAGATGCAAGTGAGTATGATGAAGCACAAAGAAATATAAAAACAAATTTTTCAGTAACACTTAAAGGTTACTTAGTACCTGCACACTTTGATAAAACTGTTACAACACAAAAATCACTTACAAAAAAGACAATTACTATTGGTGATGTCGTAACAAACCAGGCATTATAATGTCAAAATTAGTACCAGCAAACAGACAAACAACAGCTGACACAATAAATAGGGGCAGAGAAATATCACGTATAGGTGATAAGGTAAGAGGCTTATCTGTTGGGCTACTGGATATTGATTCAGCACTTTATTGGTATTTTGAAAATATAATTAAGCCTAATATTAAAGAGGCAGGGGAGCAAGTTAAGGTACCGGTAATGTATGCTAATCCTGAGCGGTGGTTTTCAATACAGCGTCAAGGTCATGTAAGGGATAAAAAAAGAAAAATAATTTGTCCTGTCATAGTTTTTAGAAGAACATCTATGACAAAAGATACAACAATACCAGTTGATAAGCTAGACCCTACAAATCCAAAACTACATCATATTTTTCAATCTAACTATAGTAAGGTTAATCGATATGATAAATTTTCTGCTACAAGAGGAACAATACCTAAAAAGGAAATGTATTCTGTTGCTGTACCTGATTATGTAGTTTTAAGTTATGACTTTACTATTTGGACTAACTTTACAGATCAAATGAATAATATTATTGAAAAAATAAATTGGTCAGAGGGTTCTTACTGGGGACAAACTGGTAAATTTAGATTTAGAGCAACAATAGATAGTTTTGATGATGCTAGTGAATTTGAGGGTAATAGAAGAAATATTAAAACAAATTTCTCAGTAACATTAAATGGTTACTTGCTACCAGATTCATATCCACCAACAGCAGATACAACTGAACAATTTATTACGCCAACACAAGTTACGTGGGGTGATGATTCAGATTCTACAATAGTCACACCAAGCATAGGTGAAGCAGGAACATCGACAGTTGTTATGCCAAGTGGTGGGGGTGG